TGACCACACTCAGGACACAAGACTGTTCTTTCATCGGAGCCAGTCATATGTTCAGTTATGTGGTCGTTAGCGCATTGGTAATCGAATATTTTAAATGCCATCCGATACCTCTGCCTCTTCCTTGACAAGCTCATAACCATTGGTTATACTGTCTTGCCAGTTAAGAAGTCTTTGAAATACTTGCATTTGACCTTGAGCTACATGTAACTCTTTAGCGTCTTGTAAAGCAAGTAATTGAATTGTATCTGTTGCGGATTGGACATCAGCCATAAACTGCTCCCAACCCTCCTGCATAAACAATTCAAAATAGGTGTTATAGTATTGTTCTACTTCTGGCTCTAACATTCATTCTCCCTAGTGGTGAAGTTAGTTATATTTATATACTTAATATATTATACCATATTGTCTAGCGTTTGTCAAGGATTTTATTTTTGATTTGCCATCTGGAGCTTGACAATTTCTTCTCGGCTACTAATTTCCTTTTCCTTTAGCTCTAGCTTGGCTACCTCAATAACCTGTTTAAACTCATCAAGTGGCATATTTTTGGCCATAGCCGCAATACGTCTAGTTTCTTCTTCAATAGGAAGTAGCTGAGTTTCAACTTGATTTTGTTGTACGCGAGATACAATTTCTGCTGTTTGAGCTTTTAAGTTTTCTACCGTGGCTTGCGCTGCTGCCATTTCAAGCTGTTGTTTCATTTGCGCGGCTTGTTGTTGTTCAGGGTTAGGCTGATTAGCCTGTCGTAGCTGCTCAATAATCTCTTCACGATTTGAGATACCCATGTTATCTACAATGCTTTCAATTAGCATAGGGTAGCTAGGGCTATCAGGAGACATAGTTTGTAGTAGTTGTACTAGCTGTGTTACTTCGTACTCACGAGCAACAATACCTAACGAACTAGAAGCTACAAACTTGTAATCTTTGATAGGGTACAAGTCTGGCGAAAACTGCATGTAACGGCAAGCTGCTTTCTCTACAAAAGGAATTAAAAAGTTTTCCTGAAAGTTGTTTAAGGTGCGCTTATGTCGTTTAATAATTGCACCCAAGCCCATACTAATACCAGCCGCAGTAGCTTCCCCGTTAATTTGTCCCTGCATTCCAGCACTATCAACAGCGCCCGTAGCTTGCTGTACCATGTTCTGAAGCTGGTTTGCTTGCATAAAGGTTACTTGGTCTAACGAGCCGAACTTAAATGGTTGTAGGATTTCAGCAGGATTGCCATTTGTTAGGAAAGTTTTTCCGGGTCTTACATCTAACTTAGAACCACGAGGCATACGACTAGCATCCACAGCCATCATAGGATGGACTGTAAGAGCCAAAGCATCAATACGTGCGCGTAGCTCAGTGTCTAATGCTTTCTGGCTGTTGTAGGCTTTCTCACAGATGCCACGACCCCAGAATTTAAATGGTACTAAGTCCCAAGAGAAAGCAACCACTGGTCGGTCTTGTTTCATGTACGGGTTAGCTTCCGCTTTTAATAAGGTATCGCCATTAGCAATAACTAAGATTACTTCTGTGTAGCTAGCATCTTCGTCCGTAGGTACAATCTCTTCTACTTCACCATCATCGTCCACCTTAGACAACATGCTAGTAGGTACTAGGCCGTAGTACTTAGTTAGGCGTACCATGTCGTCTTCGTACACCTGTGTAATTTTACTAGCGTCTTCTAGGTCGGTGTCGTAAGCAGTGGTACTTACCTCTACGTCAAAGTAGATACCGTTATCAATACCCTGCTTAACCTGATGGTAGGGAACCATCTTATCAATAGCCACACCTAACGCATCATCAATGTTAGTAGCTAGTGGGTCAATTAAGAAGTTCTGTGGCATAATTGGGTCTAGCTTAACTAGGAAGCGGTCTTTCTCGTACACGCCAAATGCCTTCATACCCATTTCTTCGTTGTCTTCCGTTGCAGGGACAAACTCTTTTACTTCTTCTAATACTAGCTCTGCAATGCCTGTACCAAATACAGCAGCATTGATAAGACACTCAGCTACCGAAGTACGCACCTTAGCAAAGTGCATGTCTTCTTCTAGTTGATTACGTAGGAAACCAATGTCTCGTGGGTTTGGGTCTTGTAAGTCGTCTTTAATATCAAAGAACTTACCACGTCCGAATGTAGCTTCCTCAATCTCTGCAACAGAACTTTCTACTGCTTGCTGTGTGGCAGGAGAGATAAGGCGAGAACGTTCGCTTTCACGCATGGTGTCTGACTTGTCCCAGATACCACGCCAGATACGATAGTATTCGTCATG